GTTCGGATGTAAAACTTCGATATTCGTTCGTTCCTACAGTCACTATTTCAGACTGCTTTTGGCTAAGAGAGGGCACTTATTTATTTATTTTTTAAGTTGCTTTTCGGCCCTAACGGGAGTATCCCTTATATCGTCCCTTTCGGGAGGTGAAAACGTTTTACATCAGGTATCAAGTGAAATATGGATGGTGTGGGGCACAATGTTTTCTTTCTTCTGATCCATCAATGATGAATCCCAATCCGATGATTTTTATTTCTCCTTCGATCCGTCGCAATCTGCGACCTTTTGAAGTGAGGCACTCGTCCTCCGTGTCCTAACAAACGTTAACAGACATCAGGTAGAATAAAAAATCAACGATCAGGTTCTAGACATCAGAAAGAAGAAAGAAACCATCCAAACTTGCTGAATGCGAGATCTAAGGTGATTGAAGTTTAAGATTAGTCAGTATTATTATTTTTAGTGTATTAGGAAAACTTTCCCATTAATGGTTCTGCGGACCCCAATACAAAATAACTAACTGACAACATCTTCTTTTTCTTCAACAACTGTAGATGGAATAGGAGGGACATTCATGTCCTCGGGAATCGTTTCGTGAAATTTTTGATTCATTAATTCTAAGATTCTCTCCGGGGGGAGAGTACCAAAGAAATCCTGAGAAAAATCAAGTTGAGAATAGAGTTCTAAGAACTCCCCCTCAGCATCAATCTCTCTAGTAAAATCAATAATTTCCGATTCCTCCATTTCCATCAGATCCCGTTCACGTGGTACAAGTGGATCTTTGGGAGATTGGGGCTTATGCCCCTTTTCTCCCGCTTGATCCGTCTTACTTTGTTTCCGTAACTTAGCTAATCTGATCTTAAATCTCTCAATATCAAAATGGGAAGGAGTGTAACTGGACCGGACCTTCTGAAGAAAGTCTGGACCTATCTCCAACTCCACCACCTTAAAGAGAGATAAAAAAGAAGATTCCAATTTACCTTTAACCAATCCAATTGATCTAAACTCCTCTCGGAAACGTTCATAACTGAATGTTTCACTGGAAGTCATAAATCGGGATAGAAAAAGGTGATCGATACGGTTCTGAATCCTACGACGCTCTGCAGTGTCGGGATAAGGAACTTGAACAACTTGAATAAAGGATAACGATGGCAACTTCTCGACAGAAGTATGTGCCAAAATCCTCAAAAATTCATTATTTGTTATTCGATCTTTTAATTGGATGACGTCTTTGACGCCCAGGAAATCCTCATGGAATTCTCGGTTGTCAATAGGGTCATTGAATGCCATGTCTATATCTTTGTTTAAAGATACAGAAGCGTTACGGGAGGAGAAATAAGGAACGGCGATGTGACCATCCTTAGCTTTCAACTTCTTGAGCAGGTCGTGGATATAAACCCACTGTTCTGTTCGAAGTGTTCTAGCCGGAAGGTCCCTAGGCCCCCAAGTGAGGGCCAAACCGCCGTGAGAAATCGGAACATTAATGCTCCGAATTGTCTTACCTAAAATCTGTTTATTAACGGATTTGAACAAGTCCTTTACATCTGGACGTTCAGGGTAAAACTTCTCAAGTTCCCTTAGACATTCTCCTAAAACCTTTCCTTTCCTACAAAGGACTGTCTGCTTTCCGGCAGAAATAACCTTATCGTCTTTTATCAACTGAGAATTAACAGTTCCATATCTAGAATGGACATAGTTTTTTCCTAGAGAAAGAGTAAAGCCAAAATTATGGGCTTCTCTTTTCCACGTAGGATATTTCTCAGGGGGACATCTCATTAAGATATCGTCACCATTGATTAAATACTGATTTGGTTTCAGTCCAGATCTCTGAGCCGTTGAATCGTTTAAAAGACATAACAACGGGAATGAGAGGAGCGAACCCATTAGTTGACCACTTTTCTGGATAATAGGCGTTAGTTCTTTAGAACCACGACTTCCTTCCGGGTAGTACAACATATGAGGGGACACTTCTTTCATCGCCCAACGTTTAGTCGGTAGATGATCAATTGACTCTAAGATTCCTTCCATTAAGACCCTAGTTGCCTCGATACTGACAGAGTCAGTAGCTGCAGTGTAATCACCCGATATCCAAACTGACTCCTTGTCTCCACTATCGTAGAGACGCTGAATCGCGGAATCAAGGTGATGAGTGCCATGGGTGAGGATGTACTGCTGTTCTGTACCTAAAGCTAGCCACATGGCTCGCTGTAGAGGTTTAAGACAAAAAGTACTCGCATCACCGGCGGTGATTGTTCGAACTTTTAAGGGTTCGACAATCGGCTCAACACGTACAGGCAAAGGTTGAATAGGAGGGTAGGAGGAAAAAGTAAGCTGTTGATTCAAAGAAGAAATCGGTTTTGATAGGTCGAATCCAAGAGATTTTGGAAGATTTGGGGAAATCTCCTCATCCCAGAATTCGGAAAAAAAATCAGAAACCGATTCACTCCTTGAATTAACTACTTGTACCCAGTGCATTCTTATGTTATCATGAAACTTTTCTCGATCCTTAAATATTTTAGGCAAACTAAATAGATCTAGAACAGGGCACTCTCTCCACAATTCGGAGTAGAGACGTCCTTGTTCCAGTTGAAATTCACTTTGTTGCCGGAAATGTATAAGGCCACGGTTCCCTGCTTGACGATTAGCGTCAAAACAATTATAATCTATACCACCAACAGGAGGAACAATGTCTTTCGAAGGAGAAACCCAAGAGGGTTTCTTCTTAAGACAAAAAAGTTTTTCCTTTTCGGCTAACAAGGGGAAATGGAAACGACGCCAAAAGGCGGCATCATCCAGAATCCCATACTGTTCTTTATAGATTTGATTTAGCGGAGAACCATACTGTAAATTGGAGGTTACGATAATGATAGGAGATGTAAAGTGTCTTCCCTTATCCTCTAGCGCAGCCATAGGCGGCACGTAAGGATTACAAGAGACAAGAGTTTGAAACTCCTTTATATCTTTCCCTTCCAGGGACTGGCCTAGATCATCAAGTATGACGATCGGTTGTCCTGAGTAACCATCCCAATGTTCAGTGTGGCAGGTTCGAGAGTAAGTTAACTTTTCGCGTGTTGTTCCCGGAAAAAGCTCGGATAAAATGCTAAGAAGCATCGGTATCCTAGAGCTCTTTCCTGAAGCAGGTTGCCCAAAAATTCCAATCACCATAGGTTCCATTCGATCATAAGATCGCTGTCGGTCACCCTCATTTGACAACCGGTCTTCATAGACCAGTTGTCCCTTCAAACCACCCTTATCACGGGGATGGGAGAAGGAGGCTTTTCCAGACGGTTGGAACCCTTTTGTAGGGTCATAGAATTTTTTCACTTTCTTACCGAAATCCTGTCCTTTTTTAAAAAGATAAGACAAGACTTCAGGCTCGAGAGTTGGAGCAGGCTTAGACAACTTATCCCTGTGCTCAATTAGAGCATCTAGGATGAAGGAGTCGGGAACAATTTGACAAAGTCCCTTGGATTGCAAAAGCGAATAAAAAAATTCAATACTTTCTTCTTTTGGAAGTTTATGGAATATAGGCTTAAATCCAATTGGGACTAGATCAATGCGTGGACCGGATGGTAATTCATCCTGGTCCAGAGAGGTACTTACATGATAACACAAGGAGTTCTTTATGACTTTAATTAATTTGGCTTCACTCTCAATCTTCAATTTCT